ATGTCCGTCAACGACGCGAGATGGGCCGAAATACGTCGTGCGTATCTGGACTGTAGCGAGACAATCGCGCAGATCGCCGAGCGGACGGGCGTTTCGGTGCGCAATATTCAGCGCCGGGTCAAAGCCGAAGACTGGCCCCGCCGCTCACAACGGCGTTCTGTGGCCCAGGGCGCAGGCAAGAGGACGGGCGATCGTGAGGTGAGCCGGAAGGCGGATGGGCGGGACGGGGTAGGCCGGGGCGGGGTTCAGCTGCGGGCAGCACTCAATGGAACAGAGCCCGGCCGCACGGCGCGGCAGGCATCGGCCAAACCGATGCACGTCATCAAGAGATTGTACCGCGCCCTCGACCTCAAGCTCACGAAACTGGAGCAACGCATGCAAGCCAGCGATGAACTGACGGCTGCCGACAGCGAACGCGAAGCGCGGGAGTTGTCGAGCATGATCCGCAGCTTTGAGAAAGTGACGGAGGTCGCCGCTGAAATCGACAAGTCGCGAAAGCAGGCCGGCCGGCGTGGCAGGACGGTCCGGGCCGAGGATGCGGAGCGCATGCGCAGCGAAATTGCGGAACGCATTGAGCGGTTACGAACAACCGGATTGCATGGCGCGGTTTCTGGGCGGACTGAGTGATGCTGACATCGCGGCTCTGCACGGGGACTGGCAAATCTGGGCGCGGGACGATCAATTGCCGCCGGTCACCACGGCTCAAGGGTGCGACTGGCGAGTCTGGCTGATTCTTGGCGGCCGCGGTGCGGGAAAGACGCGGGCCGGTGCGGAATGGGTGCGGGCAAAGGCGCTGGGGGTCGCCCCGATCGCGGCGGAACCTGCGGGCCGAATTGCTCTTGTCGGTGAGACGGTAGGTGAAGTGCGTTCGGTGATGATCGAGGGCGTCTCGGGACTGCTTGCGATCCACTGCGAGGACGAACGGCCGGTGTTCGAGCCGTCCAAATTGCAACTGACCTGGCCGAACGGGACGATTGCCCAGGTCTTCTCGGCGGAGAACGCGGAGGCGTTGCGGGGGCCGCAGTTCGCAGCCGCCTGGTGTGATGAAATCGCCAAGTGGCGGAATGCGGACGCCGCCTGGGACATGCTGCAGTTCGGACTGCGGGTCGGTCGCGATCCGCAAATAACGGTGACCACGACGCCGAGGCCGGTGGCGCTGCTCAAGCGGTTGATGGAGGACGAGGCGACGGTGATCAGCCGCGCTTCGACGCGTGATAATGCCGGCAATCTGGCACCGGCGTTCATTGCAGAAATGACGCGGCGTTATGCCGGGACCGCGCTGGGCCGGCAAGAGTTGAACGGTGAGGTGATCGAGAACCATGCCGGCTCGCTGTGGCGGCGGGACTGGATCGATGCCGCACGGGTCGATGTCGCGCCAACGCTGCGGGCGCTGGTGGTCGCGGTGGACCCGCCAGTGACCGCAACGGTGACGTCGGATGCCTGTGGGATCGTCGTTGCCGGGCTTGGCGAGAACGGTCGCGTCTATGTGGTGGCAGACCTGAGCCTGCAGGGGCGGGAGCCAGCGGTCTGGGCGCGGGCGGCGATTTCCGCCTATCACGACCATAAGGCGGATCGCGTTGTGGCCGAGGTCAATCAAGGGGGCGATCTCGTCCTCGCCATTTTGAGCCAGATCGATCAGCGCGTGCCGGTTCGCAGCGTTCGGGCGACGCGGGGCAAATGGCTGCGCGCTGAACCGGTCGCCGCCTTGTATGCGGAGGGACGTGTTTCGCATGTCGGAACATTCCCCGAGCTCGAGGATGAGATGTGTGCGTTCGGGACGGATGGGCGCGCCAATGGGCACAGCCCGGACCGGCTGGATGCACTTGTCTGGGCGGTGACTGACTTGATGCTACGCGAGACGACGAGGCCTGCTGTCCGTGGGCTTTAGTCACGGCGCTTTTTCGAACTTGAGTGAAGGGATCAACGATGCCGCGCATGCGTGATGCGCTGGCCCGCTTTCTGCCGGGCCGGTCCTTGCCGATGGGTGAAGAAAAGGCGAGTGCGGCAGGACCGCTGATCGCCTTCCAGAGCATGGGCCGGCCCGTGTGGGCGCCGCGCGATTACGCCGCCTTTGCGCGCGAAGGGTTCATGCAGAACGCCATCGTCTATCGCTGCGTGAAGATGATCGCGGAGGCAGCGGCATCGGTGCCGATCCTGGTTTACGAGGGTGACTTTGATCTCGCGGAGCATCCGCTGGCCAGGCTCATGCGCCAGCCGAGCCGTGACGAGATGAGCGCGGATATGTTGGAGCGCTGGTACGGATTCCTGCTGGTTTCGGGAAATGCCTATGCGGAGGCCGTCGCGCTCGACGGCGAGGTGCGGGAAATCCACATTCTTCGCCCGGACCGCATGAAGGTGGTGCCTGGCGCGGATGGCTGGCCGGAGGCGTTTGAGTATACCGTTGCCGGACAGACGGCGCGGTTCGCAGGTGAAATCCTGCCGGGCATGCGGCCGATCCTGCATGTGAAGATGTTTCACCCGGATAACGACCATTACGGCCTGAGCCCGATCGAGGCGGCGGCGACGGCGATCGACATTCACAATGAGGCGACGAACTGGAACAAGGCGTTACTCGACAATGCGGCGCGGCCATCCGGTGCGCTTGTATACGGGGCGCGCGACGGGCATCTCACGGGTGAGCAATACGAGCGGCTGAAGAGTGAGCTGGAAGACGGGTTCCAGGGTGCAAAGCATGCCGGGCGGCCGTTGCTGCTTGAGGGCGGGCTTGAGTGGAAGCCGCTTAGCCTGAGCCCCAAGGAGATGGACTTTATCCAGGCCAAGCATGCGGCCGCGCGTGAGATCGCGCTGGCCTTGGGCGTGCCGCCGATGCTGCTTGGGATACCGGGCGACAACACCTACTCGAACTACCAGGAAGCCAACCGTTCGTTCTGGCGGCACACCGTGCTGCCGCTCGTGACGCGCACGCTGTCGGCATTCTCGGGCTGGCTGGGACCGGCTTATGGCGGTGGTGTGTTGCTGAAGCCGAACCTCGATGAGGTCGAGGCGCTGACGGGCGAGCGCGACCAGTTGTGGGCGCGGCTGGAGGGCGTGTCGTTCCTCACGGCCGACGAGAAGCGTGCGGCGGCCGGGTATGGGCCGATCGATGATGGGGGGGGCGGATGCGGATGTCGAGGTCGGGGATGATGCGAGGGAGGAGAAGGAATGATGTCGCAGCGGCAACTCAATGCGGTTCAGACCAGGGATGAGATGAAATTCTGCAGGCTCGATCTCAAATCGGTCCAGGCCGATGGGGCGTTCGAGGGGTATGCAAGCCTGTTTCATCGTGAAGACCTGGGGCGCGATATCGTCATGCCGGGAGCCTTCCAGAATAGCCTGCGCAAGCGCGGGGCGGCCGGCATCAAGATGCTGTTCCAGCATAATCCGAACCAGCCTATCGGGGTGTGGCATACGCTGCGCGAGGATGTGCGTGGCCTTTATGCGGCCGGACGCCTTATCGGTGAAGTGGGCCGTGCCCGCGAAGTGCTGGCGATGATGAGGGCCGGTGCCGTCGATGGGCTGTCGATCGGGTTTCGTGCGACCAAGGCGCGGCGCGATGCGCGCTCGGGCGTGCGCCGGCTGAGTGATATCGACCTGTGGGAAATCTCGGTTGTGACGTTTCCCATGCAGCCGATGGCGCGGGCGACACTGATCGAGACGTCGCCGTTCAAGGCCTGGCCGTTCGCGGCGCTGGCCCCAAGCGAACGGCAATGCGAACGCTGGCTCACGCGGGATGCTGGGCTGTCGCGGAGCGAGGCGCGCGCGCTGATGCGCGGCGGTCTCGCGGGTCTCCGGTCCCTGCGGGATGCGGGCGGGGGACTGCGTGGTGAAACGGCGGCTGGTGGCAAGGTTGCTTCAGCGGCGGCCCGGCTTCGGCACGCTCTCAATCAACGCATCTGAATATTCTCGCGGAAAAGGAACGACATGATCGAAGACAGCAATCTGGAAACGAAGGCCAGCGGGCAGGATGTGGCCGTAGCCTTCGACGACTTTATGCGGGCTTTCGAGGCCTTCAAGGCGGAGAACGATGCACGGCTTGCCAACATTGAAGAGCAGGTGAGCTCGGGCGGGGGCGATGTTGTTGCCGAGGAAAAACTCGCCCGGATTAATCGTGCGGTCGATGAGCATCAGCGCCGGCTTGATGACCTGCTCTTGAAAGGCGCACGCTCGCCGATTGGTGGCGCGAAGGCATCGAGCGGGGCCTCGCTCAAGCACAAGTCGGCTTTCGATGGCTATGTGCGCAAGGGCGAGGACGGCAATCTACGCGATCTTGAAGGCAAGGCGCTATCTGTCGGGTCAGATCCCGACGGCGGTTATCTCGTGCCCGATGAGACGGAGCGGGCTGTGAACACCGCCCTTAAGGACATCTCTCCCATTCGGGCCATCGCAGGAATCCGGCAGGTCTCTGGTTCCGTCTACAAGCGGCCGTTCGCCGTGACGGGGCCCGAGACCGGCTGGGTCGGTGAAAGTGATGCCCGGCCGCAGACGTCGACACCGACACTGTCGGAGCTCGCGTTCCCGACAATGGAGCTTTACGCCATGCCGGCGGCGACCTCGAGCCTGCTCGATGACAGCGCCGTCAACATTGACGAGTGGCTCGCCGAAGAGGTTCGTTCCGCGTTCGCCGAACAGGAAGGCGCTGCCTTCGTCAACGGCAATGGAACGAACAAGCCGCGTGGGTTCCTGGATTATCCAACGGTGGCGAACGCATCGTGGTCGTGGGGCAATCTCGGCTTCCTGGCGACAGGAGTGTCGGGCGACTTCGCGGCCAGTGATCCGGGCGATCAGCTTATCGATCTGGTTTACTCGGTGCGCGCCGGCTACCGGGCCAACGGTCACTTCGTAATGAACCGGGCGACGCAGGGCGAGATCCGCAAAATGAAGGATGCGGATGGCAACTACCTGTGGCAACCGGCGACTGCACCGGGTGAGCGTCCGACGCTGCTTGGCTTCCCCGTGGCGGAAGCCGAAGACATGCCGGATATCGCAGCCGACAGTATGGCGGTGGCGTTCGGTGATTTCCGTCGCGGCTATCTGATTGTCGACCGCATCGGCATCCGCGTTCTGCGCGATCCGTACTCGGCCAAGCCTTACGTGCTGTTCTACACGACAAAACGTGTCGGCGGCGGCGTGCAGGACTTCGACGCGATCAAACTTCTCAAGTTCGGAAGCTGATACGGGCCGGCTTTGCCGGGTCCGACATTGCAAGATGAATGGGCGGGCGCCGCGCGGTGTCCGCCCTTTTTGTTTCCCAATGGATCAACGGTTCCGCAGCGGGTCGCCTCCCTCCCGCCGCGGTGACTGACGGGATTGCCCGCGACGCCACTCAACGGCGATCCCGTCTCTTGTCTTTGAGTTTCGGGCGCCGCGTGCATTGCAGCGCCTGTTTTCCTGATCATGCAGCAAGCGAAAGGTCGGCCGGTCATGCCACTGGTGATGAGGACGGGCGCGCAACTTGAGCCGCTCAGCGTCGAGGATGCGAAAGCACATCTGCGGATCGACGGCGCGGCGGAGGACGTTCTGCTGACGAGCCTGATCCTGACGTCGAGGCTGCATATCGAAGCGGCGCTTGGCCTGGCGCTCATCCGTCAAGACTGGACGCTGGTTCTCGACCGGTGGCCGGCGTCCGGCATTGCGCGCATTCCGATGCGGCCCCTGATTGACGTCAGTGCGGTGCGCGTTCTCGACGCGGATGGTGTGGCGCAGGAGGTGCCTGCGGTCAACTATTTCGCCGACCTTGCCAGTACGCCCGGCCGCCTCGTGTCGAAAGGGGTTGGATGGCCCGCGCCCGGGTAG